ACCTTTTGATTGCTGTTGTGGTAACAACTGCAATTTACTTCCCCAACAAGGAAGTTTGTATGGGCAGAATGAACACGCAAAGCCCAAAACTTTATTACCCGTAGGCTTACCTCTAAAAGTTTCTTCTATAGCATTATAGTTTCTTTTAAATGGTATACCTTTTTGTAATGCTTTATAATTTTTTTCAGCTTTATCTATAGCTTCTTTTTTGTATTCATCATGTAATGCTGGTGTTTCACAAACTGTCCATTCACCAGTAGATTTATTAATTGCTATCCATCCACCAAA